TGCCCAATCTTTTTCGGTTGCTAGTTTCTCTAGTTGTTTTTCCTTTTCAGTCAAAATTTCTCTTTGCATTTGAATATCATTTATTCTTTTTTCAATGAATTCTAAAGCATTTTTCTTATCAGGATATGTAAAATAAGCGACTAAAAATATTGCACCAGCAATACCTAGTATCCACGAATACTGTAAAAACATTTTACCTAACCTCTTATTTCTTCTTTTTTTCTTCACAATACTATTTATCCATTTAGGAGGACCAAAAAAAAAGGGGACCGAAGCCCCCTTTTTTCGTATTACTGTATAAACAGTTATTACATTAAGTTCGCAACTTGCGTTCTTTGGTAATATCTGTTAGCGTTAGCAGAACCAGCACCGTTAATAACAGCTGCGTCACCAGTTCCAGCTTCAGCAAATGGGTTTGCTTGTAAGCCGTATCTAGTTTTGAAACCGATTTTCGGTTGGAAAGTATCTTGACCAACTGCTCTTACCATTTGTAGTGGTACATATGGACAGTAGAACATACCTGCGTCATAAGGTGAAGTACCTTTGTAGCCAACTACATAGTAGTGAGCAGACGCTGAGTTTGCACTATAAGGGTCAATGTACACTTTAAATCTACCGTTAAGAACACCAGCAAAAGTATTACCAGTATCGTCAACTGTTAGATTGTTGTTAAGAGCTGGAGTATAGTCTAATACACCTGCCATTTGAAGAGCACTAGCAACATCAGCTGAAGTAATGATAATGTTACCTTTACCTCTTCTTGTTCTTTGTGCTATTCTGTTCGCATCTCTTTCAAGGTTAAACATAAGACCTTTGAATCTTTCAACAGACCATCTGCCGTTAGAGTCAGTATCAAGGTCAAATACACCTGCTGTAGTCACATGACCTGCTGGTGAACCTTTTTCTGCGTTAGTATAGATTGTTCTAACAACTTCTCTGTTAATCTCTGCAAGAATTTCAGCAGACAAAATGTTTGCTAATTCTGTTTCAGCATCTAAACCGTGGATTGCTTTTAAGTCTTGAGCAAGTTCCATAGTGTATTCTGCTTTAAGAGCTCTTGATTTAGCAGTTACAGTTGACTTCTCGATTGAGAATGCCATTTCTGCAAAACTATTTCCAGAGGCGTCACCTAATGCTTCAGCAGCTGCTGTAGTCATTGCTGTACCAGTTGTGTATGTTCCAGCAGGTGAGTCGTTTAGAACCTCAGGGTTAGTACCAGAGTGAGCAGCAGTTGAATAACCATCAACAGCTGAACCAGCTTTGTTTCTTCCTGAGAAATCTGTGTCAGCTTCGTCAAATAACGCTTCTGTTCCAGATTGTGAGTCATATCTACTTCTCATTGCAAAGATAAGTCCAGTTGGACCAGTCATTGGCTGTACGCCAGCGATATCATATGCGATAAGATTAGGCATTGCTCTTCTTACTAATGAAATCAAAATTGGATCCCAGTTAGAAATAGAAGCGCCTGTTGAGTTAGTTGGAGCAGCTTCGCTTAAGAAAGCATTGTCCTCTTTCATTGCACGCTCTTGGTTTTCCAAGATTGTAGCAGTTACAGCTCGTTTGTAAGAATCACCGATTTTTGGTAAATCTGCGTGTTCTAAAACTGGCTGCCATTTTTTTTCGTGTGTTTCAGATAAATACATTTTTATCTCTCCTCTATTATTTTATATTATTTTGACAATTTAATGTCTTTGGTTTTAGTAATAGCGGCGGTATAAGCAGCCATGCTTTTAGATAAATCAATTGTTTCACCAACTGAATCACCTACCGCTACATCATCAATGTCAGATGACACTTCTTTCTTAGCACCGAAATACGACTCTTTAATAGTCGAAATCTTTGCTTTGAAATCTGTTTCATTTGAATATTCAACCTCTTCGGCAAGTTTGTTGAATTTCTCCTTAGCAGTATCAGCTAAATCTTCACTCATCTCTTTTACGATTAGAGTTCTATCTTTATCTGATTTTACTTTGTTAAGTTCAACATTCTTTTCGATTTCTTCGTTAAGTTTCTTTTCTAACGATTCAATCTTTGAAGCTTGGTCTTCTAGTACATCATATTTTTCGTCCGGGACTGAAATATAATGTTCTTCAAATAGTTTTTTCATACCAGAAATGAAATCTTCAGCAATCTCGCCTTTGATTCCTCTTTCTAAAGCAAGTTCGTTTTCTTTCATCCACTCTTCCACTACATATGCAAGGTAAGAGTCAACTTTTTCAACTAATTCTGCTTTTGACTTTTCTGATTCTTCTTTAAGTTTTTCTTCGTATCCAGCGTGCATTTTCTTTTTAGCTTCTTTAACTTTTGAGTTAACAGCAGCTTCAAATATAGTTGCAGCCTTCGTTTTAAATTCTTCGGATAAATCTTCGTCTTTAACTAAAGCGTCAACATCTGCCGTTACATCAATTTTTTCGTCTTCTTCAACTACTTCAACTGCTTCAGCATTTGTTTCTTCTTCACTAGTTTCGATAATTTCCTCAGAACCTTCACTTGCTTCTACTTCTTGCTCTTCTTTAATCTTCGGCATTGCGTCAGCAGCGCCAGCTGATTTTTGTTGAGCGTCACCAGAAACTTGCTTAGTTTTCTTTGTTGCGTCAGGATTAGAATCCGTAGGCTTAGTTACCGCTGGACCTAAATCCTCGCCCTCATTACTAAGGTGAGTAGGTTCAGCCGCCACAGCATTCTTTTTGGGAGCGTCTGCTGATGGATTAGCTTGCGCCTCTACCACTGCTTCTGCTTCTAACGCCTCAATCTTTTGTTCTGTTTCGGCCATTGAGAAATCTCCTCTTTTTGTTTTCTAATTAATTAAAAAACTTTCGTTTTTGTTCGTACTAGTATTATTTATAAAACTAAAGTTTTTTAAGAAACGAATCAAATATCCTTAGCTTAGCTTCGTCTAAGGCTCTTTGTTTCGCCGTTCTTATTTCTTGTTTCCAGGCTTCAATGTCCCTTTCAACAAGTATACCATTGTCCCACACCCACTCTTTTTGTTCCATAATGCCTTCTACGAAAGCGTCTGGAGCGCTTGGGTCTGCTACAATATCAGCCGCCGTTGCAAGGTAAAAGTCATCTTTTACATAGTTTGCACCGTTACGCTGAATTATTGAACCCATACCTCGACTTGATACTCCTAGTTGAGCACCCTCGTCTATAAGACCTTTTACAATCTTACCGTATGGTGTATCCATAATTTTTGCCTCTCCAATAAAGTTGTTACCATCTGGTGTTAAAGATTGTATCATATGTGATACTCTCTCCAAGTTAACTGTAGGACCGTCTGGATGTCCTAGTTCACCGAATGCTCTCTTTTTTTGGATGAATTCTTTGTTGTATCTACTCACTTCGCTCTCCAAAATTTCTTTTGGATAGACTCGACCATTTCTATTCTTCATGTTTGATTGAAGAAAGATACCTCTGATTTTATATGACTTTTTACCGTTTTTTTCTTCTACAAGATATTCGGCGTTTTGTACTTCTTCTGAAATTAGTTTCATATGTTCTCTCTTTGTACCAACTATTTATACAAACTATTACCTAAACTCTACAATTAATGTGTAATTATCACCATTTGCGAAGTTTTTTGTTGATAATAGTATATCTCCAGTAGGTGTGGTTGCGTTGTTAGGAACCTCATTACCAGCTGGTCTTAAATCCCAATAACCTTGTCCTGATAATTCTAACATTGTTGCGTTAGTCACTCCGTCCCATAATAACTCTACAGCTGACTTATTGTTTGCCGTATTAATTGAGTACCAAATCTTACTTAACTTTCTAGCACCGTCTTCGGTCATAAAAGTTGTTTCAGAAGCATCAATTTTTTTAACTAGGTTTTCTCCAGTACCGTCAGATTGATTTGTAAGTTTAACTACAAATTTAACACCTGAAGTATCTGCTATTGTTTGTGATGTTACTATATCTGCCATTACTTGTATCCTGCTTCCTTATGACATTCGATTACTAAATTATACTTTGTAACCGTACTGTCGCTACTTAAACTAATATCTCCGATAGGGTCTTGTAGTTTAATCTCATCTGGTTTTAAACCCCAATTTCCTCTATCACTTAATTCTACTTTTTTGGTAATGTCATTCTTAAAAAAAACTGTGACCTTACCTGTACCTAATATCTCATACTGCATATTTGCAATAGAAACTTTAGGTTCACTTGTTGCATTATTACTATTGACTACATCTACAAGTAATTGTTGATATTCATTACCAACACCGTTTGAGTTTACAATAATCTTAAAATTATCATCCACTAATTTGGTTGTTGATATAGTCATAATTTAAATTAACCTCTTGGTGAACCGACAGCACTACCTTTAGCCGTAGGGCAAGTAATTTTGTCAGTTGTGCCTTTTTCGATAATAACTGTATCGCCATCTTCCAAGTAAAATTTACCTAATTCAGTAGAACCATCTGATTCGAAAACTGTTCCTGTTGTATCAGCAGTAGCAGTTACTCTAACAAAATGGGCAAGACCAAAGTTATTTGCACTTGGATTCGTTACGACATCGCCTTTAACTATAAAAGTTTGTGCCATTTTTATTCTCCTAGTTGTTCTTCTAATTCTTTATCGAAATAATCGTAAAGAATATTAGTATTAATATTATGAAATTCGGCAGCCTTATCTACAGCGCCCTCAAAAACTTTAATTATATCGCCAGTTTCTTTTTGTATTTTTTCATATACATCTTTTACTGCGTCCTTTACTTTAGGACTTAAAGACTTGAAAGAATCCGAGTCGACATATAAATCTCTTTCAACAATATTACTGAGCTTGAGTTTCGTCATTACCTGCAATCTCTAACTCTGCTTTACCGTCTAATTGTGGTTGACCAGGTGTTGCTACTGTACCATCTTGAGCAAATGTTCCAGGTGTTGCAATCTCTGGTTTAGGGTCACTAAAAGATTCTGCTTCTTTGTTACCGTTAAATAAACTTGAAGCTAACTCTTTTCTTTTAATATCTAAAGCGTCACCCATTTTATCTCTTAATGCACTTTTAAATGCTTCGCCGGCGTCTGCATTGTTACCAGCTTCTAAATTGTCAATAAATGCTTTTGTATTCTCTGACATAATTTATCTCCTATAAGGTTGTATCTGTAACATCAGCGGTTGGAGCAGATATAATACCGTCATCAATTTCTTTTTTGATTTGATTGTCGATATCTTCCATCTCTCTTTCGTTTTGTTTCAGAATGTTTTTTCTCACATATTCTACTGAATAAAATTTACCAATGTAATCACGCATTTCATTTGCTAATTGTAATCGCTCTCTCATTATCTCGGTGTTTTTTAATTCAGCAAAGTGGCCGTCTTGTAAGAAATCATATGTGATACTATCTCTTACACCTTGCCAATCTTCTTCATTAATAATACCTTTAAGAATTAATTGTGTTCTTAAAATATCATTAAATAGTTCCGTAAACTTCTTTCTTAATCTTTGAACAAATTTAGTAAATTTTAATTCATCTCTAGTAATTTCACTAGCTCTGCCCATATTGAAACCAGAGTTTGACTCTAATCTACTTACAGGTACATTTAATGAACGATATAATTTACTTCTAAAGTATTCAATGTCTGTAATTTCACCTAAGTTTTGACCGCCAGGTAAAGTTTCTATACTTGTACCTCTACCGCCCTCTCTACTAGGTAACCAGAAATCTTCCAACATAGACATATAGTTTCTGTCATCTCTAACTTCTCCAGTAGAAGCGTCATAGACAAGTTTATTTCTATATCTTGCCATAACATCTCTTAGGTATTGTTCAGCCTTGACTTTAGGTAAATTACCTACATCAATTTTGAATATTCTTCTTTCAGGTGCTCTTGCAATTCTGTAAATAACAGCAGCGTCTTCAATCATTCTTAATTGATTGACAGGCTTAACGGCCTTTTGCATATAAGATAAGACCATATTTTTATTTTGGTCAATTAATCCAGACGGACAAAAAGCAATTGTGTCTGGTGCAATCTTAATGCCACCTGAAGTAGAGTTGACTACACCTTTTTCATTGAATAGATAATATTCAACAAACTCGTCAACTACTGTAAGCATATTAGGACCTGTAACTCCTTCAGGTCTTTTCTTTCTTACTTCTCTAATTCTTTTAATTTTTCGTGGGTCAAGGTATTTTAATTCTGTAATACCTCTTGTAGTAGAGTTTCTATCAATTACTTTTTGATAAAAGATTCTACCATCAATATACCATCTTCTAAAGATGTCATGTCCTTTAGTGTTAAACTGTAAAAGTCGTAACACTTCTTTAAATTCATCTTCAATCTTTCTTCTCACATCTTTGCCATAAGGTAAATTTTCAACATTCACTCTTACTGCTTCTTTGTTTTCATTCGCCACAATAGCTTCATTAACGATATCTTCTATCGCTAAGTCGCACTCTGGGTGTAATGAGATTTCTCTATATCTTCGGATAAGGTCAGCTTCAGTTTTTGAATTTCCCTCTTGGTCGAGGTATTGTCCAAAATAGCCACCAGCGGCGATAGTTTGTGTACCATCGTCCGCTGGAGCTGTAGTAAAGCTTTGCTTTGGATCCGACTGTTTTTTCAGTCTTGATATCGAAAATCCAAATAATTCAGCCATAATATTTTTTCCTTTATTCTTTGTTAGTAATATTTATACTAGTTTTTAAGTAGTAGTATTACTCTCAAAGTATTGATAATTGAAGGTTGCTGTAAATTCTTCAACAGCAGCCGCCTCATCATAGTTCAAATCAATTGCACTTATAGCAGTTGGAAACAATCCTCTTAATGTATAAGATTTGATTGTATTTCCATTTCTGTCCAAGTGGTCAACAAAACAGTCAACTTGATAGTCAACAGGATTAGTTAAACCCTCATTGTCAGTCATGTTGTTGATACCGTTCTGCCATCTTTCAAAAGCGTTTCTTAACTTAAAGTTCGTATCGTTAAGAACCGTGATAGACCATTCATCAAAAGTCCTGTCTCCAGCAATTTTGATTTGTCTTCCTCTGAAAGGAACATTGACTACGCCAACATTCATAGCAGGTATTGTTGTACTTCTACATAAAAAAGCTAAGTCTTCTATTTCGCCACCAACTTGTGCATAACCTGGAAAAGGCATTGTTACCTTAAACTGGTTACTTCTAGCGCCACCGCCAGCAAGTTTAGCTTTGAAGTCATTAATGTTTGCCATTTTTTATTTCTCCTCTACTAACCTGCTACTTCGTCAAACGAAACGCCGGTTCTTGTTGCTACGAAAGACAATGTAATGAAGTTAATGCTTCTTGCTGGTTTAATGAAAATCTCAGCAATAAACTCATTTCTATCAATTACTTGTCCTGTATTGTTAGTTTCATCACACACTACTAAAAAGTCTGTGATACCTCTACGACCTTGTACTTCTCTTAAAAAAGGTTCTACAATGTTTCTAAAGTTAGCTCTTGTAAACTCATCATTGAATTCAAAGAGTTGGAATTTAGAAGCAGTTGCTATCGCCTTTTCTAAAGTGATAAACAGTCTTCTCACATTGATTCTATCAAAAGCACTTGGACTTGCAAGACCAGTTTTATCTCCAAATAATACAGTACCTTGACCTGGGAAGGTAGCTACTGGATTAATTCTTTTCGGATATAACTCATCTCTTTGTGTTTTTGTAGGATTAAATGCAAGTTTAACAGCGCCTCTTACAACACCTCTATTGAAACCTGCTGGTGAAAACCAACTGTCTGCAATAAGGTCTGTTCTAGCCGCTAAGCCTGCCATGTCACCGTTAAGTGGTACATATCTGTAAACATCATTGTATCTGTCGTACATGTATTTGTAACCACTATCAAAGAACACATATGAAGAAGATGAAATTGAACTATAAAAGTCAATCACATTATCTTTTTGTGTGTTTGCGTTAGTTACATTAACTACATCTGCTCTTTCTGGCGAAGCGAAAACTACACAGTCTTTTCTTGCCTCTGCAATTGTAATTAAGTTTTCTACATGAGTTGAATCACACTTACCAGAAATGATAAGACCAACATCAACTGTTTCACTATCAGCAAACTTGTCGTAAGCTGTTTTTAGTTGACCAGTTGTAACGGCAGAACCGTCAGAACCACCTGAAAGTGATTCATTACTTGGTGTATCTACTGCTGTAAATGTAGTTCCAGAAGCTGCATTACCCCAGTTTGAACCTGAAGAATGATGTTTTGTCCACCAAATATATCTTGATTTAGTGTAGATAACATTTGGATAATAGTTATCATCTCCTTGCGGAGTTTTTGCGTCTGAAGCTTTAGAAACTTTTGAATAAGTTTCCAAGATTTGACCTGGAACGCCTGAAATTGAACCGTCTTCATCAACTACTACAATGTGAATTTCGTCATTCGCACCGCTTCTAGTTGAAGTCCAATCAGATGTACCTGGAGCACCGTCAACAGCGTCATAGTATCTCCATCTTCGTCTTACATTCGCACCGTCAGTAATGGTTCTTTTTAGTCCACCAGAACCTCTTGGATGTTGTACGATTGTTAAGTCGTTAGTTGAAATATTAGTAACTCTGTATTGTTCTCCATCATCATAATCGTTTGTAGCAGCTGTAGTTGAAAATGAAATTACATCTCCAACATTTAGGTTTGCACCTGCTGTTACTGTTATTGCTGTGTCACCTACTGATGTACTTGCGTCATCAACAGTAGTTGCTCCTTCTTCCTCAAATGCGGCTGCGTTCGGACAAGTTGCAACAAGCAATGTGTTACCATATGCTCCTGCTTCTCTAGCAACAAATGTTGCGTTACCGGCTGCGCCACCTGAGGCATAGTTATTCGTCCAATCTTCCGTATTCTTTACTAAAACACCTGTTCCAGATGTTGAAGCATTTACTTGTGAAGTTTGGTTTGCTCGTACTACCCGTAGAGTATTAGAATATTGTAAAAAGTTAGCTGCGCTGAAAAAATACTCGAAGTTATTTACATCAGGTTTACCAAAAGTTTCTACTAATTCTTGCTCGCTAGATATACTTACTATTTCGTCTAAAGGTCCTTTTGTGAATTGACCAGCAACTGCACCTATAGATGTTGAAACAGCAGGAATGATACTAGTTAAATCTCTTTCCTGTACGAGAACACCTGGTGATACTTGAAATGCCATAGGTTATCTCCTTTAATTAGCTAATTACCTTGTTATTTTTCATTTTAAAATATTCAAACTTCGTATTATTCATACGCCCATATTCAAACTTTGTCATTACAGATATTTATAAGACCTGCAATTTACAGTCCTTTTCTTACAACAGGATGCCACACCGTACCATATTCATCAACCTCAGATTTTAACTCATCTGGTTGACCGTCATCTACAAAACCAAAAGGCGCCATGTCCTGTTCGATTAAAGCCTGTTGTTCAATATATAATTGATTTCGTATATTTGAGTTAGATAACTCTTTAAAATACTGTTGGTTTGTCAACCAACCAAATATGACTAGACACATCATTAAATCGTCATTACAACCCTCCTCCGCCATCCAGGAGTTACCACGCCTACTAAATGTTGACATCTCCTCTATGAGTTGAAAGTCATTTATAATCAATTTATCACTTTCTATCAATGTCTTAATACTAGATGTACCTAATGCTTTAATCTGTTTAGTCATACGAACACCCATAGATGTACCTCTACCACTAAACATTGCACCTAATATTTGACCAGCTCTACCTCTTTGTGTTGTCATTAAGACATTATCGTATTCTAATTCCATTTGTAATATTTCAGCCACTTGTTGGCCTATATCATTAACCTCTGTTAGAATATGAGCTCTGTTATAACCTTTACAAACTTGTTCAATAATACTTGGAAAGATATGAGGTTTAACTTCATTGTTTTTATAAGTTGCAACAATCTCATAAGGTATTTTAGTACAATCTAAAACTGTAAAGGCAGAATAATCTCTACCTGTACCACGAGCAACATCAACAGTTGTGACATACAAATGGTCTTTTTCGGGTCGCTTAAACATTTGTAAACCATTTTTACTTTCAATCGAAGGAATGTACGGGGTCGTCTTAATTTTTGCTGGTGAGATTAATGTATCTACACTTCCTAAAAACTCACATTCAAACTCTTGTGAAAATTGCTCGGGTGAGGTATTTCTTATAGTGGTTTCTTTCCACTTTTCATCTCTGCCTGGTACCTCTGACCAATGTACCTCAATAGGCACATAATCATTTTGTTTATTAATTGCGTCTTGCCACAATTTGTAGTACATATTCATACCATGTGGTGTAGATACAATTATCATCTTTGTTTTTTTACCAGATGAGATTGTAGGATAAACTGAGCTAAAAAACATCTCGGCAATATTAGCCGGTACGAAAGCAAACTCATCAAGGAAGATTATGTTAAATGAACCACCTCGAATTGCACTTGAAGATGTTGCAGCCGCCACAATTGTGGATTTATTTTCTAATTCAATGTTACCTTTGTTCCAATTAATAACTCCTTGTTGCATCCACTTTGGTAAGTTTTCATATGCAAGTTGAAGTCTTCCTAATATATCTCTGGCAGTAGATGATTTGTTTGCTAGAATAGCAATATTAGAGTTAGGATTAAATAAGGCATAATGTAATAGATATGATATAGTAGTGGTAGATTTACCCGATTGACGAGGTAATTTACAAATTGTGAAACGATTGTCATGTATAGTCCTTACGATATGTTTTTGAAAGTCCCACATTTTAAATGGAACAAGGCCTTCGTCAAGTGAAACCACTTGAACATAATTCATCATAAAATAAATAGGGTCCTTTTCACATTTTTTATATTCCTTAATATTATCTTTAGTAAACTCAACAGGTGTGTTTACCTTTTTAAGATTAGGATTGCCTAGATATGCGTCACTCATTTATAATTATTCCTTCAATATGGGTAAACCCCATTTTTACAGCCGCTTCAATACGACTACTTCCTTTGAAAACAAAATACTCTTTATCGTAATTAGGATTAATGTCGTGTTCTATTTCAACACAATCTAACATTTCTTTACCCTCTAGTATGTCTTGTAGCATTATGCCGTTTTTGACATAACCAAGTTTACTTATCTGAAATATCTGTTTCTTCGGGTGTGATTGTTTTGCTTTCAACAATTTTATCATCTTTTTTTAACATCTTTTGTAACTCTGCTGTTGAACCTACAAACAATGCGTTTTTAATATTATTGTTAGCTGTTTTAGGTAACTCTTTTAAATCTTTTAATTTTTTATTTAAGTCTTGTAACTTATCTACCGTATCTGCAACATTTTTAATACCT